CTATAAGGTAACAAGCATAACGACTTGTAAATAATTTATTTTGAATGTTTCTAAATAATATTTAACTTTGCAGATTGAATATCTATAATAGATTAAAATAGAAATAATGGCACGCCCGAAAGGAATACCAAAAACAGGAGGCAGGGAACGAGGTAGTCAGAACAGGACAACCAAAGAAGCAAAAGAGTTCTTGAAACAAATCTTATTTGCTGAATTTGATAACATTGAAGAGTCACTTGCAAATGCACGTTCAGAGTCAGATTCAAAGTACATTGATCTATTAGGTAAGATGCTTCAGTTTGTTTTACCCAAACAAGTAGAGACAGAACACTCAGGCAATGTAACACTAAAGGTTAATTATGGAAGAAAACGCCCCGGAGTTTAATGTCGATCTTCCACAGCCACACGGTAAGCAATTAGAGTTTTTAGATAGTCCGGCAAAGCGTAAGGTAATACGTGCTGGTAGGCGTGGCGGGAAAACATACGGAGCTGCAATTCATACAGTGGAATCCTTTTTATCAGGCAAAAGAATATTATACGGCACGCCTACACAGGAGCAACTTGATAGGTTATGGCATATAGTTTGTGATGCACTCAGGGAGCCTATTGAAGCGGGTATATTCACAAAAAACGAAACTAAGCATCTGATTGAATTACCAGGAACAAATCAACGTATCAGGGCGAAAACATGCTGGAATGCTGACACTCTAAGAGGGGACTTTGCAGATGAGCTTATTCTTGACGAATTCCAGCTAATGAATGAAGATACATGGGGAACAGTTGGTGCGCCTATGCTTTTGGATAATAATGGTAATGCAATATTTATTTACACTCCGCCTTCACTTACTTCACGCTCAGCTTCAAAAGCTAATGACCCGCAACATGCTGCTAAGCTATATAAGAAAGCACAAGTAGACACAACAGGACGCTGGCAGGCATTCACTTTCACGACATACGACAATCCTTATATTGACAAAAGAGTCATTGACGAGTTGGCTGGGGATATGTCTTCACTCAGTTATCGAATGGAAATCATGGCCGAAGATATAGATGAGGCCCCGGGTGCATTATGGAAACGTGCTAATATTGATAAGTTCCGTGTTGATCATGCTCCTGAGCTTGTTAGAATAGTTATTGCAATAGATCCTTCCGGTACTTCTAAAACAACATCCGATGAGGTGGGCATAGGAGCTGCGGGTATTGCTGCTACTGGCCACGGTTATGTCCTAGAAGATCTCTCTGGTATATTTTCCCCAAATGCGTGGGCATATAAGGCTATTCTTGCATATAATGAATGGGATGCAGATAGGATAGTGGGAGAATCAAACTACGGAGGTGATATGATTGAAACTATAATAAGAAACATAGCAACCGATGTAAGCTATAAATCAGTAACAGCGTCACGAGGCAAGTATATAAGAGCAGAACCCATTGCAGCACTTTATGAGCGGGGATTAGTACACCACGTAGGGAGATTTAATAAATTAGAAGATGAGATGTGCCTATGGTTACCCGGCGATAAGTCTCCTAACAGAATGGACTGGCTTGTATGGGCACTTACCGATCTTATGACAAAGACAAAGGCTCAATTTGTAATTAGATAATAATCAATAGGTTAATTAGGAAGTTACAGCCTATGAGATAACCGTTATTTTCCTCTGAAATAAATATCATAAATAATTATCTTTATTTAGTCTAAATTAAAATAAAGACTTATCTTTGTGCAAACTTAAAAGGAATGATTCTATCTATTTCGTTCCATATTTCCCTTACAACTTCTATCAGGAGATTACCATTATCACCCTTAACATTTAGTAAATGAGCATAGTATCGTGGATATTACGTAAAGAATTAAACAGGTTAAGGTCTGATATTGTGCAATCATACGGGAGCGACTTTTATAAGGCGATGCTTCAGAGTGTAAGTAATCAGCCGGTATATATGCCGGAAAACATCGAATCATATATTAATCTTGGTTATCTGTTCAACCCGATAGTTTATTCAATAGTTTCATTTATAGCACAGAAAGCCTCTACCATACCTTGGGGTGTGTATGAGGTAAAGAACGAGAAAGCACTGAATCTTTATAAATCCTGCTCACACAATTTACCTCAGTTCAAAAAGTCAGCAATTAAAACGAAAGCCTTAGTACAGATACCGGATCACGACTTAAATCAATTATTTATTCGTGCTAATACTTTACAGAGCTGGTCTGAGTTAACAGAACAGGAGATAGGATTTAAATTAATAACAGGTAATGCCTTCACACATGCGATAGGGCCGGAGAATGGAGCTAATGCCGGGAAAGTACAGGAGATGTGGACGCTACCTTCGCAGATAGTAGCCATTGTCGCCGGGGATCAAATGGAGCCTATTAAACATTATGAGTTACGGGGAGATCGTAATATAATTATTCCTACAAAAAATGTTATTCATCAAAAATATTGGACTCCGAACTGGCAGACAGGACAATTCCTTTATGGGGTCTCTCCTTTACAGGCGGGACGGAGAGTCATTACACGTTCAAATGCAAGTTATGACGCAACGGTAGCAAGTTTCCAGAATATGGGTGCAATGGGTATTATATCACCTGATCCAGCTGGAGGACAGTATGAGCCGTTCACTCCTGAACAACAGGAAGATATTGAGACAACTATTCAGAAGAAGACAGGGCCGAAGCGAGCAGGTAAGCCATTAGTAACTTCAGTTCCTATCCGTTGGCAGCAGATGGGTATGTCACCTGTTGACCTTAATATTGTCGAATCAGAAAGAATGGACTTGAGAACTCTTTGTATGATCTATCATGTACCTTCAGAACTGTTTGGAGATGCTGCTAATAAAACATATTCAAACACAAAGGAAGCGGGCTCGGCTGTTTATACTAATGCCGTTATCCCTGCACTGACTCAGAAGAGGGATTCACTGAATCAGTTTCTTAAAGGTCGTTATGAAGATAATATCTTTGTCGACTTTGATGTCTCAATGATCTCAGAACTCCAGGATGATATTACACTCATAAGTACTGCATTGCAGGGCTGTTGGTGGTTGACGCCGAACGAGAAAAGAGATATTATGTCCTTCGGTGAAGATAAAAATAATCCTTTGTTGGATGAGTATTTCATCCCGATGGGATTACAACCTATGTCTGGTTATACAGATCCATTAGCGACTGATGTTGCTCTTGAGGCTGCAGCAAAAGAATTAAATATAAAAGACTACTAATGTACGAAAGTAAAACATATAAGGCTATCCATTGGAAGCGTAATCAGATGCGAAGGGACGCATGGGAGCGGAAGTATAATCTCTTAATTAGAAACGTTCTAAATAAGCAGTTCAAAGACTTGTCGCATAGTATTGATGTTGATAGCTTACTATCTGATGTACTTAGTTTGCCCGCAAAGGTCATGCAGCGTGAGACGATTGAGAAAATGATGATAGGGCTTTATACTTCGGTTGGTATTGCTTTTGCTAAAGAACAATACTCAAAGTTAAAGGCAGAGAGTCAGGATCGATTGTTTAAAGCTGATGATCCGGTTGACGAGTGGTATAACTTCATGCAGAACTACGCAAAAACAAAAGCAGGTAAGAGAATCGTTTCAATAGCAGAATCAGGAAGAGAACAGGCAGTAAAGTTAATTAAAATAGTATTAGAACAATCTGCTACTGAAGGATGGGGAGCAGACGAAACGGCGAGGGCAATACGTAAGTCATTACTTACTGATGGTCAGGTTATTAATCAATGGAGAGCTTTACGAATTGCACGGACAGAGATTGTAACGGCAAGTAATCAGGGAGCAATGGAAGGAGCTAAGGCTTTGGATATGCCTATGGAAAAATTTTGGATAGCCACGTATGACTCACGTACACGTGACACGCACTCAGTAATGGAAGAACAGAACCCAAAGGATATGAGTGAAGATTTTCAGGTTGGTGATTATAGAATGGATTCTCCGGGTGATGCTTCTGGCGGGCCAGAGGAAACGATAAATTGTCGCTGCTCAATCGCATTTGATGTAAAAAATATATAAGACAATGGAATACATGTTATATAAAGATGTTACGGACGGGGTTATTAAAGATGTAGACCCCGTGAAAGGAATAGTTACGGGTTACTTCTCAATCTTTGGGAATAAGGACTCAGACGGGGATATAGTTATGCCGGGAGCTTACAAAAAGACTATTAAAGAGAACGGCCCTGATAGTGCAAAGCCTCGAATCCTTCACCTATTTATGCACGATTCTACAAAACCGCTTGCAAAGCCTTCTGTATTAAAAGAAGATAAGACAGGACTATATTTTGAGTCAACGATAAGTCATACACAACTCGGAAAGGATGTTATTCAGCTTTACCAAGATAAAGTTCTCACGGAACATTCAATCGGATATCAGATCGTTAAAAGAGAAGTTGACGAACAACGTGAAGAACAAAAATTACTTGAGTTGAAACTTTGGGAAGGTAGTACAGTGAGTTGGGGCGCAAATATGGATGCCATTGTTTCTACTGTAAAAGAAGAGGGTGCGACTAAGGGAGTTATGAGTAAGTTAATCACTATGATGGATGCACTTGACTTAGCATTAAAGGGTAATTATTCAGAAGATACCGCACGACAATTAGAAATTCAATTTAACCAGTTAAGGCAGTTAGTAATAACACTTGCAAGGAAATCAGAGCCGGGATCGTCCACTCATGAGCCTGAAAAGCCGGAAACAAAAGTAACAGCAGACTGGATCATTAATAAGTTAAACATAAAAATTTAAAAAAATGGACGAAAAACAATTAAAAGAATTGGAAGCCAAACTTGCAGAGATCGGTAAATCGATTGATACC